CCTCTTACCTGGGCCTCGAGACAGACATGCTCCGCGCCCAGGAGGACCGCGACGCCGTCCGGGATGCCCGGGCCCAGCAGATCCAGCAGGCGCAGCAGGCCGAGCAGATGGCGGCCATGCAGGCCGGCGCGGCCACGGCCAAGACGATGGCCGAGACGCCCATGCAGCAGGAAGCGCCGAACGCGCTTGACGCCCTGCTCGGTTCCTTCGGAGGTAGTGCGTGATCGAAGATGATCTCTTCACCGACGAGGCCAAGGCCGTCGAGATCCGGCGCAAGGCCACCGAGGGCATACAGGACCAGCTCAAGTACGCCCTCGACGCCATGATGGACAACCCGAACTGTCGTACCTTCCTCGCTTGGTTGATCGACAGTTCCCGATATTTTAAGGTGAGCTACGCGAACAACGCGGACGTTTACCGGCACGAAGGCATGCGGCAGATAGGCGCGGCCGTGGTCGAGCTTCTCCTCGAAGCGAGGCCCGACGCCCTGGCCGTCCTCAAACAACACGGAAAGGAGAATTTCCATGGCTGACGAACAGATCACTGGCGCCAACGATAACACGGGCGCGACTGGTGAAGGGACGACGGCCCCGGAGAATACCGGAGCGCAGACGCTCCTCGGCGGCGATCCTGGCGCACAGGACACCAAGCCCGAAGGGCAGGACACGAAACCGGAAGAACAGAGGCCTGTCGTGCCCGAAGAGTACGCCGACTTCACCTTCCCCGAAGGCATCGAGATCGACAAGGCCCAGCTTGATGCTGCGAAAGCCCAGTTCAAGGAAGCGGGCTACACGCAGGAGCAGGCCCAGAAGGCTATCGATCTGTACATCAAGAGCATGCAGGAGCAGCAGGAGCTTTTCCTGCAGGAGCGCAAAAACTGGGTGAACGAGATCAAGGCCGACAAGGAGTTCGGCGGCGACAAGTTCGACGCCACGGTCAAAGGCGCCCAGCTCGCCCTGCGTAAGTTCGACGCGGACGGGAAGATGGTCGAACTGCTCGAGACTTCCGGCTTCGGAGACCACCCGGGCGTGATCAAGTTCCTGGCCCGCATTCATGCGGCCCTGAGCGAGGACAAGGTCTTCGATGATCGCGAGCGGGGCGGTAAAACCGACAACAGGCCCCTCGCTGAACGCCTTTATGGCAAAGATGGCATGGGGCCGGCAAACCCCCAATAGTATAGGAGATTTACACCATGGCTGACACTCTCGTTCGTACCCTGGCCGAGTGGGGGCAGTTCTTCAAGGAGAACGGCCAGCCCCACGACGTGATCGAATTGATGGATCAGGACAACTCGATCAATGACGACATCCCCTGGATGGAGGCCAACAGCGAAGACGGCCACAAGACCGTCATCCGCACCAGCCTGCCCACCGTCTACTGGCGCCGCCTGTACCAGGGCGTTCCGTACAGCAAGACCGGCGTGTCGCAGGTCAAGGACGCTTGCGCCCTCATGGAGGCCCGCAATAACATCGACAAGAAGCTCTTGGACCTCCACGGCTCCCAGGCTGCGGCCTACCGCGCCCAGGAAGACCGCGGCTTCCTCGAGGCCTTCCGCCAGAAGCTGGCCACGACCCTGTTCTATGGCAACTCGAACACCACCCCCGACGAGTTCAACGGCCTGGGCATGCGCTACCCCACCAAGACCTCCCCGAACGTCGTGGACGCCGGCGGCTCCGGCTCGAAGTGCACCGACATGTGGGGCATCGTCTGGGGTGGCACCGACGTCCACGGCATCTTCCCCAAGGGTTCCAAGGCCGGCCTCTCCATGCGCGTGCTGCCCGAGCAGGACGTGCTGGACGCCAACGGCAACCCGTACCGCGCCGTGGCCACCCTGTTCGAGTGGAACGTGGGCCTGACCGTTCGCGACTGGCGCTCCGTGGTCCGCATCTGCAACATCGACACCGAGAAGCTGACCCTGAAGAAGGGCGAGACCGGGTTTGTCGATCTGCACCGCCTGACCATCCGGGCCAAGAACAAGATCCCGACCGCCAAGCGCAACCGCCTGGTGTGGTACTGCAACCAGGACGTGATGACCGCCCTGGAGCTGCAGGCCTCCGACGCCGGCAATGTCCAGCTCATGTACGGAGAGCTGTTCAACAGCAAGAACGTCCCGTTCCTGCATGGCCGCCCGGTGCGTCAGTGTGACGCGATCCTGTCGACCCAGACCGCCCTGCCCTAATCTTTGATTGGGGGAGCACAAAGCTCCCCTTAAAAGGAGAAACCTATGTTTTACGATAGCTTGAACATGTTCAGCGACCAGCAGGCCATCACCGCTACCACTGACTCTACCAAGAAGGTCCACCTGGGTGGGCTGAAGCTCGCGGGCAAGATGGACCCCATCTTCATCGACATCCGCGTCAACGAGGCTTTCAACAACCTGACCTCGCTGAAGGTCGAACTGCAGCAGGCGGACACCGAGGACGGCTCCTACGCCACTGTGGCCGGCGGCGATACCGGCGCCATTCCCCTGGCCAGCCTCAAGGCCGGGTACAAGTTCGGTCTGCGCATCCTGCCCCGCTCGGTCACCAAGCCCTGGCTGAAGCTGGTCTACACCGTGGCCGGCACCACCGCCCCCACGACCGGCAAGGTGACCGCCGCCCTGGTCCGTGAGGAGCAGGACAGCTACGAGGCCGGCCAGTACATCGATAAAGGCCGCGTGATCGCGTAAAGGAGGGCTGAACCATGGCAAAGTATCAGGCTACAGCCGACTGCTTCTTCGACGGTCAGTACTACCCGCAGGGCGCCATCTTCGAAGGCCGCAAGCTGGAAGGCTACGATCTGGAAACCGCGACCTACCTCGAGATCCTCGAGGACACCCCCGCTCCCAAGAAGGGCACCAAGAAGTCCGCGGCTGACGACGAACTCTAAACCCAAGGGGCCTCCGAGCCCCTTTTTACCACGGGAGGCGCGATGGCGTCCAAGATCTCGATCATCAACATGGCTCTGGGCTGGCTGGGCGCACCGCCCATCGCGGCCCTGACCGAGAAGCGGCCCGAGGCCATCTACGCATCCCTGTACTATGACTCCGCGCTGGAGCAGACCCTGCGCGACCATCGCTGGAACTTCGCCCAGCGTCGGGCGAGGCTGGCCGCCCTCGACGTCCCAGACGGGTACCAGGGCATCTACGAGCACGCCTACGCCCTGCCGGGGGACTGCCTGCACGCGCACACGGTGCTGGATGCCGCCGAAAATACTTTCCCTTTCATCGTGGCCTTGGCCGAGGATGGTGGGTCCAAGATCGTGCTGACCAATGTGGCAAGCGCCTATCTGGCCTACACGGCCCTGGTCACCGTGCCAGAACTGTATGACCCGAATTTCGTCCGGGCCCTGTCCCGCCGACTGGCCGCCGACATCGCGGTCCCCATCCTCAAGAACAACGCGCAGAAAGTCCAGGAGGCCGAGACGCTCTATGACCGCGAGCTGGCCAGAGCGAAGCTGGCCGACTACCGCGAGGGCAAACCGGAGGACGAGGAAGATGTGTCGTGGATCAAAGCCCGGACGGCGAGGTAGGCCATGAAGATCCCCTTCAACAGCTTCGTGACCGGCGAGGTCGATGAGTCCTTGTCCGCCCGCTACGACCTGGCCAAGTACAAGCCGGCGTGCCGTGTGATGAAGAACTTCCTGGTCGAACTGCACGGCAACGCCCGCCGTCGCCCGGGGACATATTTCCTCGAGGACCTGGGGTCCGACTCCGTCCTGGTACCTTTCCAATTTTCCTCTGATCCCGCCCAGTGCCTGGTCCTAGTCCTGACGGCAGGAAAGATCCGCTTCGCTACAACCGCGGGGTTCATCAAGGCCGCTGGCGTGCCCGTCGAGGTTTCCACGCCATATACTGCTTCCGAGCTACTCGAAATTTCGTATGCCCAAAGCGGCGACGTGGTCTACCTGGCCCACAGGAACCACACGCTGCGCAAGCTCTCCCGTTTTTCAATGGAATACTGGGAGTTGGAAGAGGTGGATTTTTCTCCGAAGGTGAGCACGCCGACTGGTGCGAGTGGTGTTTTCACGGGGGGCCCTGTAGCGAGCGGGGCTGTGGTCGCTCCCGCCGACTTTACGCTCCGGTATAGAGTGGCGGCTGTAAGCGAGAAGGGCGAAGTGTCATATGGGTCAGAGCCCATATCGGTCCCCAACTCCCGTCACCCTTCCGACTGGATACAGGGCGACGTTGTTACTCTAAGTATCCCCGCTGTAACAGAGGCCACCGAGTATATGGTTTACCGGGAAGAAGGGGGCTACTATGGTTTTGTTGGAGTTGTTAGAGATACTACGGCAGACCCGCTGGATTTAGATTTCTACACAACACACAGGTCCGCGGTACACCGATTTGATGAGGTACTACCCGGTTTTTATGTTACGGTGGGTTCAACGTGTACTTTGTTCTTTAGCGATGTGTCCTGGGCGGTTGTCGGGAGAAAAATTACGGTGACTGGGCCCACAAACTACCGCGGTACTTTCCCCATAAAATCCATAGACACGGTTAATAAATCCATATCGTACGATAGTTCCGTCAAATTTCAAGAAGCTAAAACGCCCTCTGTGTTTCGCGTACGCGCTGCTGGTACCAATGTTTACGGTTTTCGCTTCAAGGACAATAAGTATGTAGCGGAAACCTCAAAGACACCCAAGGACGAGTTCAACCCGTTCCGCGGCGGCAACAACCCGGGCGTCGTCGCTTTCCACGAGCAGCGTCTCATCCTGGCTGCGACCGTGAATAACCCCCAGACTTTGTACGGTTCCAAAACGGGGGATTTCTCTGGGTTCTACAAGTCGTCCCCGCGTGCGGATGATGACCCCTTCGAGTTCACCATAGCCTCTGGGTCCATCGATGCCATCAACTGGATGGCCTCCTTTGGCGATCTGCTCATCGGGACCGGCTCGGCCGAGTACCAGATGACCGGCGGCAACGGCCCGATCACGCCGTCGAACGTCCAGGTCAAGGCCCAGTCCTACTGGGGCTCGGCGCAGCTCCCCCCGCTCATCATCGGCAACTCGATCCTCCACGTCCAGAAGCAGGGCAGCCATGTGCGCGACCTGTTCTACAGCCTGGAGAAGGACGGCTACGCCGGCAACGACTTGACCGTCCTGACCCCGCACCTTTTCGAGGGCTACACCCTACGCCAGTGGACCTACCAGCAGGCCCCAAATTCCGTGGTCTGGATCGTGCGCAATGACGGCGTGCTCCTCGCGCTGACCTATATGAAGGAGCACGACATTTGGGCCTGGAGCCGCCACGACACGGACGGCCAGTACCGCAGCGTCTGCGCTATCACGGGGGAGTTCGAAGACAATCTCTTCATGGTCGTGAAGCGGACTGTTGACGGCCAGGCCAAGTACTACCTGGAGCTGATGCAGCAGAAATGGATCGCGGAGGATGGCATCGAAGAAGCCTTCTTCGTGGATTGCGGCCTATCCTACTACGGCACGCCGGCCACGGTTCTTTCCGGCCTGGATCACCTCGAAGGAAAAACAGTGTCCGTCCTGGCGGATGGTTCCCCGGTGGAGGGCCTGACGGTCGAGTCGGGGTCCATCACCCTGCCCTACCCGGCAAGCGTCGTTCACGTCGGCCTCCCGTACACGTCGATCCTGGCCCCGATGCCCTACGAGGCCGACGCAAAAGACGGGACCACCCTGGGCCGCCTGCGCACGGTCGGCCTCTCGCGCATCCGGGTGCTCGACACGGTCGGCGGTCAGTACGGCTCCTCCGAGACAGAGCTGTATGACTTCCCGTACCTGCCAGACGAATGGGGAGCAGCAGTCCAGCCCTACTCCGGCGACTTGGAGTTCTCCCCCGACACGCAGCACACCAGTCAAACCACGGTCTACATCACGCAGGACAGGCCTTTACCCATGACCGTCATCGCCCTCATGCTGGACGTGAACTATGAGGATTGAACACCGCGCAGCCACCCCCGCCGACATCGACGCCCTGCTCGCCGCCGGCATCCCAGAGAGCAACTTGCAGGAAATACGCCGAGTGGCCTGCATGCACCCGGAAGCCGCCATCAGGGCCACGTTCTGCATGGCGGACTTCCGCGTCAGCTCCTGGCTCGGCGACGAGATCCTGGCCAT